TACATACCAGTCAGTTGATTGTAATAGTCCAGCAGTTTGTTGTTTAGATATAGAAATCTTTTGAGATTTTAAACCTTTAGTTACTACTTGTTTTCCATCTTGTATAATAGCATCACCATTTTGATCTACAGCATTAACATCTTCTAATTGTTTGGCAGTTGCTTTACCCCATTTTCTAACTGCTTTACCTTTTTTAAATTCAAATATTTCATTAGTATTATTGTAGTAAGATTCATCTTTTAAATTAGTAGAATCTGTTTCTATTTCATAAATTCCTATTGCTTCTTTTTCTTCTTGCGTCCAAGCAGTAAATATTTGAGAAGAATATTGATTGCCATTTAATTCAAATGGTTCTGGGTTTGAAAATACTTTTACAATTTGTTTATCAATTACAAGTGCGTACATATTATGTTAAGCTAAGGTTTAAATTTCTACCAGTCTCGTGCCATACAGTTCCATTATATCTAAATACAAATATATCAGCTTTAGATACTGTTGTTGTTAATGTAGGTGCAGTACCACCAGTAAATACATAAGCTGAATTCCAAGTTAATGTTCTTGAACCAGTTGAATCTTGAATTACAGCAATAGAAATAAATTGTCCAGTAACTCCATTTGTAGGTGCAGATAATGTTCTGTTTCCACCTAATGTTAATTTAGAAACTTGTTGAGTAGATGCGTTCAAAGTTACTGTTGCACCATCTGTTAATGTTGCTTCAGCAAAATATCCACCTTTGCCAAATAATATATTTGAATCAGATAATGTTAATACAGTTCCAGTTGCAGAAGTAGATACTCCAGTTACTCCACCAGAAGCAAAAGATAATACACCAGAACCATTAGTAGATAAGAATTGACCAGAAGTTCCATCAGTAGAAGGAAGTGTATAAGTTAAATCAGCAGATAAAGAAGCTGGTGCTTTTAAACCAACATAGTTAGTTCCATTAGCAGTAGTCTCTCTAAAACGAACTTCTTTTTGATTATCTATTATTAAATTTACTGAACTTGTAGAAGCTGTGTCTGAAAGAGTTAAAACTGTACCAGTTGCAGAAGTTGAAAGACCAGTTATTGAAACTGAAGAATCTAACCAATCAACTGTGTTAGCTGTATAGTTAATTGTTGCAAGAGATATTGAATCAGCACCATCATAAAATTTTAAAGTAGGATTTGTTGCATTAGTTGTATCTAACCAGATTTGTCCAGCTACAGCACCAGTTGGTAATGATGTTCCTGAATTAGTTGTTTGAATTGCTGATAGTGCGTTATTAAGATCGCTTCTAAAAGAAGGGAATGATTGATTTGCTATATTATAATCGTGTTGTGCCATTTTCTATCTAATATCCTTTAGCTAAATAGTCAAAAGTCTTAGTAACTCCTGAACCACTACTGTTTTTAAATGCTACATTGAAACCATTAACAGTTTTACTTGAAATTGTAAAGTAATCTCCAGTGTTCAATCCTTGTGCTGTTATTCCTACTGCATAACTTGAAGAATAAAAAGGTAAAGAGAATGTTACTGCATAAGTTCCAGTACCAGAAACAATATCATTTCCACTAAATATTCTATCTGGCATATCAACAGAAACTGATAATGCTTTAATAACTGGTGTAGAAGCTAGATCATCAGAAGTTAAAACAAGTTTGAATTTTAAATATCTTCCTGAGTAATCTCCAATAACAAAGTTTCTAAATGCTGTATAAGTTGTGTCATCAGTTGAAGTTGCTATTTGTAAAAATGCAGTACAATTAGCTGGTGTATCTCCGTCAAAGTTAGATGGTGCATCATCAAATAATACTGTTTCACTATCAAATAGATTATCTATGTTGTCAGAACCCTGAGTAATATTTGCAGTAACTCTTGATGTATATGTTGCACCTAAATCTATTGGTGATGTAAATAAATAACTTCCAGTTGAATATAAGTCATAAGTTGTAACCCCTTCTTCAAAAAATGTTGCTGTTGCAGAATCAAATAATCCTACTGCTGAATCAAATAGTTCTGATGAGTCTAATCTTAAATATCCATTTTCATCTACATAAACATTTGTTTTAGTTCCTGAAAATGTAGGTGATTGTGTTGATGTTGCGATTGCATTGTAATTTCCAACTGTTGTAACTGTAGTTGCAATAATAGATTCATTAACTGAATAGTTTCCATTTTTATCTACTGCTTTAATTAAATACGAACCAACTCTAGCTGGAACTGTTACTGATGTTGCTGGTCTTGCAACCTTTTCAACTAAAGAAACTGAATTAGCCCATTCAGCACCAGTGGTTAATGTTGAATATCTAATTGTATAATAAGCTAAATCTAAATCTCCAATTTGTGTCCAAGATAAATGTGCATCTCCACCAATTATATTACAAGCAAAGTTAGTAACATCTTCTGGTGGTAAAGTTCCACCAACAATAACTCTTGATGCAGAAGTGTATGTTGATGAAGCACCTAAAGTATTAAATGCTTTAACTCTAACATTATAAGTTTCTCCATCTATTACGTTTAATATTCTTTGAGTTAATCCTTTTCCTTGTCCAGCAATAATATAATCTGCTTCTGTATTTAATTTATATTCAACTTGGTAGTAATCAACAAAGCTATCAGGAGAAGCACCAATAGTTACATCTAAAGCAGTAATAACAACTCCATCTGAATATTGAATAAGTTGGTCATCTAAATTAACTGAAGCTGGTGCAGATACGTTATTTGGGTTAGGTAGAGTAGTATCAGCGATTGTAGGTGCTTGTGCTTTTGAACTCCAAGTATAGAAGTTATCCTGATGCTCAATAAGTTTTAAAGCAACTGTTGAATCTGAATTTATTGTTAGCCCATAAATTCTAAATAGTTTAGAACTAAATCCACCAGTAGAATATGTTAAATCAACCAAGTCTCCAATAGTTAAATTAAGAGCTTCTGAAGTACATTGAATTTCAACGGCTAAAGCATTTCTTGATCTTCTTAATATAATTTCGCAAAGTTCTTCAGCTTGATATGGATTTGTTATTCCTAAAAATGTAAAGTTGCCCTCTAAATTAGTTCCGTTATCTTCTGCTAATAATGTTGCATATCTATCTCCAACTGATAAAACAGAATCATCTACTGGTGGGAATGATACTGTATCTTCTTGCCATTCTTTATCAGGATTAACAAATGTTCCAATAACTCTATTGTATTTAGTATTTTTCTTTTCACCGAATATTCTTATTCCACCTATAATGTTATCAGAATTTAAACTTAATTGTGATGTTCCAGAGTTTTCAATAATTAAAAAATACTTACCTTGAGTATAAGTAAATATTGCTCTCATTGGATTTAAAAGTTCTTTTACATTGTCTATAAGTTTTTGTTCTGTATCTATAACTATATTTGTTTTAAATAAATCAATAGTGCTTCCACCAGAATATGGAGTTACTTGTGTTTCGCATAATGTTGCTGAACTTTTGAATGAATCATAATTAGTTTCAAATGATGAATTAGGTAATCCTTTTCCATATCTAGTATTTCTTAAATAATCTAAAAGACATAATGAAGAATTAGCAGAATAAGTCCAAGTTGATGCTGTATCTTCTCTATGAGAACCTGAACCACCTTTTGTTGAATCTAATCTTGGGTCATAAACTTTTTTACCTTTGAGTGTTACTTTAACATCAGGTAAAGAACTAAAAGCATCTTGATTCCAAGTAAATTTAAAAGCTAAATAAGCAACACCAGATAATTTATGATTTGCAGTCCAGTTTGCTCTTTCATTTAATAATGAAGATGATGACTGATTATCTAATCCATAAAATGATTGAACCGATATTAGACTTCCATCTTTATAATAATTTGAATCTGAACTATTTACTGTTCTAATTGTTCCGTCTGTTAAAGAACCATTCCAAGTAACTAATTTATCATTAATATAAATCTCATCTATAGATTCAATTCCATTACCACCACCTTCGCATAAAACTCCTGCCATATAAAGGTAGGTATTGTTATCACCAGAACTTTCAACAAATACTCTTGATATACCAAGTTGTCTTTGTCCATAAACTAATGGTATGCCAGTATTATTAGATGCTTGGTTTACTAATATACCTTGTGCTACATCTTGTTGTGTTGGTGCATTTCTTTTTGGTGGTTCTGGTCTAAGAACCCAAGATATTGCTGTTGTTACAACAAGCTGTACGACAAATGCTGTTACTGGGTCTAGTCCCATTAGATATGAAACTCCCTTTTAAACTTCATAGATCGTCTATAAATAGTTGAGTCATCAGCTATTCTTAACCACTTTAAAGGTTGATCTACTTCTAATAAATTTCTAAAATATTCTTTTGTCCAATTCATAATTTCTCTAACATTACTTTTTGCAACTGTTTCAATGTGCCAAATGTTTTTTCCTGATTTCCATTCATTAGTTTTTAATCTTCCAGTTGTCATAAATCTTTTTTCTACTTCATCACTTAAATATGCCCAGTTAGTAAATCCAACAACAGTACCATTAACTTGATGAATTTGATATTGGTCTAGATTAAAAGAAGGTAGTATCATATTTACTAAATCCTGATATTTCATTTTATCGTATCTTGGGAATTGTCTGTATAAATGTAAAATTTTATATAAATCATTTATGCCTTTCCCCATTTAATCTCCTTTGCTGTTTGTGCAGCATAATCAAAACCTAAATCAGTAGGAAAATGTAATGCTTGTGAATTGGTATTTGTTTTTCTGCCTTTTGTTTTATCAAAATCTGCCCAATGTGATGCAATAGAAACACTTACAACAGAATTAGTTTCATCTTCTTCAATGCTTAAATTTTCTATTCTTCCATCAAATAAAAGAAATGGGTCTGCTATTAATGTTTGGCTATCATCTAAAAAACCTCTATATACCCAAGCCCTTTTATCCATGTAATCATTGTTTAGAAATAAAGATATAATTGTTTGATCTGCACCACCAAACTTAACTACTAGATTACTTACAGATACTTCTGAAGATTCTGCAGATTCAGATGAACCAAGAAATAAAGAAGAAGATAAATAAGTATTTCCACCAAATGTAATACTTTTATAATGATCTGTATAATAACTTCCTGAACTTACACCAATATAAACAAGTTCTACTGGATTTAATTTATTAGTAGTTAATTCAGTTATTAAAGAACCATTGAGTGATCTTGGCATTACAATACCTCAATAAGATCAACTTCATATTGAAAATAATTTTCTGTGCTTATATTAAATTCTTGAATATCATTTGTAAGTCCAACAGTAAAATCTACATTTGAATAAATTAATACTGTTCCAGTTGTTACTGTTGATCTTAATGGTGGTTCAATAGTCATTGTTCCATTACCAGAACCATTTGATGATACATCTGAAATAACCATATAAACTTTATTTTGACCAGTGAATCTTATGAAGTCTCCAGCTTTAAATATTGCTGATTGTGATACAGTCATTCCAGTTAAATTAATTGATGTTACTCCAGCACTATGACTTCCAGTGGTTGAAATAACTGTAGATGCAGAACCAGAAGTAGTTGATATAGTTGGTGGAGAATATGTAAAAGATTCTAATTGTGATCTTTGTTTCATTAGAAAAGCTGCTATTGGTGCAAATTCAGTTCTACTCATTATTGGAAATTTAACTGTTAATGCAAATCTTTGACCATCTATTTGTCTTGCTTGTCGTCTGCCAGAAGTTGTCGTTGAAACAATAGTATTTTGTTTTGTGCTTATAGCTACTGAACTTGCTTTTGGAGATGTAGGAAAAGTACCACTCATTATACTAAACTAGATTTTCCTTTCGCATTTAAAGCTTGGTTCATAATATTAACAATAGTTGATCTATTATTTAATAATAATTCTTTAACTCCTTTTACATCATTAGCAACAATAGTAAAATTGTAATTGTTTCCACCTATATTTCCTAAATCAGGATTTGGTATAAGGTTGCCATCTGTTTTTGGTATAAATAATTCTCTACCACGTTCTCCAACTGTTATAGGAACTCCTGCTGTCATAACACCACCTTCAGCACCAGCACCATAACTCAGAGGATTACCTGCGTCCATTCCACCACCACCACCACCAAATAAATTACTGAAAAATCCACCACCACCACTCATGTTTGATAATGCAGCTTGTTGATATAATTCAGATGTTTTGATTTTTTGCCAAGCAATATCTATAATTAATGTTCCAATATATTCTAATTGTTTTGCAATCATTTTAACTAATATGTCTTGTGCTATTTTTTTAAATGTTGTTCCTAAACTTTCACCAAGAACTATTGATTTTGCTATTCCTTCTGAAAAATCTTTTATACCTTTAGTTAATCCATCAGATATTGATTTTGTAACACCTTCTAATGAATACATTTCTTTTTTTAAATCTGATAAATTGTTAGCATTTTTTTGTAAAACACCATCTAATACATTTTGAAAATTAAGTATTGAACTATTTGCTTCAAATTGCTTTAATGTTTCCATCAAAGTATCTTCAAAACATTTGTTAATTTCTGTAATGTTATCTATTGCTTCTTTTGTATTTGATTTGCTAAATGGATTTAAGTCAGACCATTTAAGATTTTTAATAGCTTCTTTAACAGCATCAATCTTTTTTATTATTGCATCTAAGTTTTCAAATATAAGAACAGCAGCTATGGCTATTCCAGTTGCTATTGCTGTAAATGGATTAGCTGCTGCTGCTATTCCTAATGATATTATTGCTTGAGTTAATAATCTTATAAAATCTAATGCTTTAAGAGCTGCACCACCAAGTAATATGCCGAAGAAAATTTCAAAATTATTTTTTACAAATATTAATACATTTCCTAATCCTATTAAAACACTTGCTAATGCAGAACCAAGTTGTTCTGCAAATTTATTAATAGCATCAGTATTTCCTTGAAGATATTTATCTAGATCATTTAATTGTTTTGTTAATGTAGTAAAGAATCCTTTAGATACTGAAGCTTCAAATGCTGTAACAAAGTTTTGAATTGCTATTGTACTACCAGCTAAACCTTTTTTTAAATCTTCATTAGCAGTACCAAATTTACCTCTTGCACCAAAAGCTTTTTCTAATGATTGATTAAATCCATTAAAACTTTTGTCTGCATATTCTCCAAATCCTTGTATGCTTTTTATTCCTCTATCTTGGAACAGTCTTGCAGAATCAGTTCCTTTTAATAATCCTTTTGCTATTTGATCTGCTGCTTCAACAAAACTTATTTTAAAATATGCTGCTGCGTTAGCAGATTCTTCTAATTTCTTTGCTAGTTCTTCTGGTGATTTAGCAACAGACAACAAATCTCCTGATGCTTGGAAAACTTCTAATAAAGGTATTCTTGCATTGATCGCAAACTGAGTTAGTTGGTCAAATGCTTTGCTTCCACCATAACCAGATTTTGCTAGTTGATCTAATTTTGATTTTGTTTCTTCTGTGGCTTTACCAATATCTATAAAATCTTTAACTACTAAACCAGCACCCAAACCTATTAGTGCATTTCTTAAATTAAATACTGAATCTTTTACTGAAGAAAAAGCTTTAGAAGCATTGTCTATAGCATTAAGTTTTATATTTAGTTGCTGATCTGCCATTATGTAAGTTCTCTTTATCTGCCTTCACTTTAAAATACGCAATCCAATAATGAAACTCATCTTGAGTCATCAAGAGAATTTCGTCCAATGTTTTTTTAAGTTCATGACCAAGAGCTAACATTGAGTAAAGCTCAAGATCAAACCTTACTTTTTTTCGGCTTCCTCGTAAGATACACCATTCAACATTTCTGTTGCTACTCTAGCTATAACATTTGCATCAGCATTATTCAATAATGTTTGCTTGTCATCTAGCTTAAATATTTTATTTCCTTCTCCGTCTTTGGCTTTTAAAACTATTGCATCTACTAATACTCCTAGATCATCATTTCTAGCACCTTTAAAAAGATTTCTTTTTTCTGCTAATGTAAATGGTGTGCAATATATTATTAAAGGTTTGCCTTCCTCGCCCCATTCAGCAACCTCAATCTTTTTAACTCCTAAAGATTCAAATTGTGCCTTCACTCTATCTATTACGTTCATATATCTTCCTTTTTAATTAATTAACTTGCTGTTGCTAATGTTAAAGCACCATTTCCAGTAAAAGAAATTGATGATTCAACTAAGCCATCAAAAGACGCACTTACAGATTTAGCTGTTACGATAGCTGTTCCTGAAAAGTATTTGTCTCCAGTTGATGCACCTTCTGGGTAAACTTTAATTGTTATTTCAGAACCAACTGCTAAAGCTGTTTGACCAGCATCTAGTTCGTCCCAATATAAACTTGCAGTACCAGACCAACCAGTTAAACCAGTTTTGTATGTTCTTGCAATAGTTCCCATGTTTGTAGATTCAATAGTCGCACCAGTTGTTTCTAGTGAATACGATCTAAGTTCTCCTACTGTATCAGTTCCAACTTTAATAGTTCCTTCTGATCCAGTGTGTACGTTTCCTGCCATTTTATTTTCTCCTTGTTAGTATTATGGTGTACCAGAAGTGTAATGATAAATTACTCTCACTACCATTCTAATTCCACCGATTGGGAATAAAACACCTTCATCAGTAGATACTTCTACGACTAAAGTGTTTTTCGCATTACCATTTCTTGTTCTATCATTATTTAATGTAGTTTCAATAGTGGTAATTAATTCGTTACGTTTGGTGTCAATATTGCTTGTAGTTCCTTTGACATAACCAACTATAACAAAATCTGCTGTCGCTTGTCTTGTAATTGTAGATGAAGTCATTGTTTCATCTGATCTAGTTTCATTACCTGACTGTATAAAAATTGCTGGATATTGTTGTTCTGATAATTGATCTACGTCAAATGGTTCTCTTGTAATTTTTTTTAAAGTTATTGGAGATGTTACTGCTGTTAAAACAGAAACTATATTAGCTGCTATATCTTCTCGTTTGCTCATATTTTAGATAGTTTATTATATTCTTTCATAAATACATTTATAATAGGTTGCTGTTCTCTTTCACCTATAGCAAAGAATTTTCTTTTTCTTTGGTTGCCTAATGCTTTAACATTTTGGAATTTGTTTGCAAAATAAATTATAGCTTGAGTTGGAGTAGATTTTTCAGTTATATTTGAAAGCATTTGTCCTTTAAAATTAAGATCAGGTGTTGATGTTTGTCTTCCAGCTTTTTTTCTAAGAAAAGCATATTCAGCAGTATATTTTGGAAATGCGTTGCCATCTGAACTTTGTCCTTTTGCTGTTCTTTGTTTAATTAAGAACATTAAAAACTCAGCAGTTCTTCCTAATGCTATTTTAACAATGTTAGGTTGTTCTCTTATTTGTTTTTCAAAATTCTGAGCAACTTGTAATGAGTTATCTTCAACTGTAATCATCTGATAAGTTGAAGTCTATGGTAAGGTGCTTTTTCTGCATCTTTAATTGTGTGTGAACCATCAGCATCATATTCAACTCCATCTTTTAAAATAGAATCTAATTCATCTGCATATAATTGTTGATAGTGTTTCATCATAACTTGAAATCTATCTAAGTTATCGTTTGAATTATATTTAGTTAATTGTGGACATGCGTAGAATCCAATTACTCTATAAACTGATAATCTTTTAAATTGTGAATCTGTTAATTTAGTTCCGTCCATCTCTGTTGTATTAAGCAAAGATATATCTCTATAAGTTTGTTTAACATAAACTGGATACCATTTAATTCTTAAATCTCTTTCAATGTCTGATCTTGCTTGTGCGTGATAGTCATTTGGAGTATAGAATGATGATATGCCAAAAGTTAAAATATCTGGTTGGTAGAATGTTAAATCTGATTCTGATGAAAAGTTTGCCATTTGTTAATCCTTTATAATATATTTTCTTCTTATTTTTCTTGGAGTTACTTTAGCAAATATTTCAGCTTCAGTCATTCCTAGTTCTTTATCAAATCCATAATGTGCTTTTGATGAATGTTTAAATCTATCTACTAACACATAGCGATAAACATAATCCTTAGTCTTAAAATGTAAAACTGTTTTCGGACTGTCTATCTGTTTCATTGTAGTTGGTGAGGGATTTTACTCCCCCACCAAAATAGCATTAATTAAAATGCACAATCAGTTGTTACAGCAACTCCGTAGTTTTCTTTAACTACAGCTTTTCCGTAAACGATTGAAGCAACGATTTCTGTTGCTCTCATAGAAGCATCTCTTTGTGTTTCAACTTTGAAATCTTCTTTCATAGCTAAACCAATAGAGATTGGAGAGAATACTCCACCTACTGAATCATCAGAAGCATCAATAGTAAAGTTAGCATCTTCAAATACATCAATACCAGCTATTCTGCCAATATATCCATTTGTTAATGCTTCGTTTCCTACGTTAGAGATTGCATAAGCAGATGTTCCGTAACCAGCTTGTGTAAGAGTTTTCTTTAAATTGAAAACTGCTTTTGGGTGAAACACAGCATAGTAAGGTGCAGGTACATTTAATGATCTTAACTGTGCTTGTGCTTTAAAAAGCAAATCAGCAGTTAATTCTGTTCCAGCAGCACCAGCAGTGTTAGTAGTGAAGCTAGAAAATAGTCCGATTAAATCAGCATCTACTTTTTTAGCAATCGCTTCTCCGAATAATCTTCCAATATCAGCACCAACATTTCTAGAAGCTGAACTAGCACCTAAATCTGTAAGAGTTGTCATAACACCCGTCTCAGAAGCTGTAATAGTTGCTGATGTAGGGTTTACTGCTGTATTAGATAAATCTGTTGCTTCATTTACTGCAGCAGCAGATACTACTGGATATACTGGCACTTCTGCCACTTTTCCAGAACCCATTAAAGGGTATAGAGTTACAAGAGGTCTCATTACAGATGTTTCTTGGAATGAGAAAATCGCTTCTTGTGTTATATTTGTATAAAGTTCACTTAATGTTGAACTTGTTGTTTCGTTAGCCATTTTTTTATTTTAGTTAGTTGTTTAAGTTATTTTCATTTTAAAAATACCCTGATCTCTTTGTTTCCTCATTTCAGAATATAATTTTCTGTCATTAGGATTATTCAAATCAAGATCACCCATTTTAACGGAAGTGGGAGAATTTCCACCAATCTTACCTTGTGAACCACTACCACTTTGAGTAGCCATCACATGATGAGGATTGTTTTTTAGATATTCGTTTACCAATTCATTAACTGACATTGGTTCACCTTTGTCTGTATATCTAGGAGTTCCATCTTCGTTGATAACTTCAACAGAACCTTGTTCGTTAAGTTTAACATTTGATCTTAGTAACTGTTTAACTTCTGCTGGTTTAACAGCTTTCAGTCCACTAGCTACATTGACTAATGTTTCATCTATACGAATCCTTTTTAATTCAGATTCCAACGATTGGATTTTTGTATCCTTTTTTGAAACTGTTTCCTTCAGAACTTTGTCAAATTCGCCACGTTGTTTAGCGATCTCAAGTTCCTTATCTTTTTTCTCTTGAAGCAACTTTTTAGCTTCTTCAAGATCAACTCCATCAAGTTTATTAGATACTGTTTTTTTGTATCGTTCTAATCTTCTTTGAACTATTTGTTCTAACTGATCTGCAGTAAAAACTTTGTTCTCATTTGAAGTTGTTTTTGAAACTTCTACTCCAGCATTGTCTTGAGATGCTGTATTCTCAACCGACTCTACTTTTACTTGGTCGTTCATTGTTTGTTCTCCTTCTATATTGTTATTATTGTCAATTATCAAGAAAATTGTAAAATTGCAACATAGTTGTTGCTAAAATGTTCTATTATAGTGTGTAGTCAAATGTGCCATCAGTATTTACTGTTCCCCAGTCTGTACTGATTGGTTGCCAATGATGTCTGCAATTATAACCACCTCTATCTAAGAATGGGTCGCTACCTGATTTGCCTTGCCAGTCTTGTTGCCATAATGCCCTTGCTTCTTCTTCAGTAAATACTTGGTTTGCATGTTCAACGCAGAAATCTCTACTATCTCTAATTATTGAACCATAATAAACAAATGAAGTTAATCCTAATTCATCTGCTCTATACTTTGCAAACTGTCCATCAAATCCCATTAAAGCATCTCCAACTATTTGAGATGAATAAGAATAAAGATTATCACCTGTA